GGTGTCCCCATTGCGTCGTGACGCGAGTTATGTCAATAGCAAAAACCGTATCTTATGTGGTGCTGTGACCACACTTTGACCACAATGTGCCGTCATATTGACTACACTGTGGTTGTGGCTGTCGGCGTGCTAATGGTAGCCACCATGGATACACCAAGAGCGCAAATCTGCTGCGTGGCTGACGTGGAGCGTATAGCAGACCGACATGACATGGAGATGTTTCTGATCAGAGCGTTGCGGGATTCAGTGGCAGATCGGCTTACCCCACGTGAGTCTATGGAGATCGCTAAAGCAGTTGATAAGAAGATGAGCGAACTGCTCAAGTTGGATAGGCAGCGTGCGAGTGCCAAGCTGAAATCATCAGTATGATAGTGGCGTGCCATACTTGATTGATGGAGCGGAAAGAGCGGAACGGATCGTCAGACCTAGCGCGTGAGACAGGCTACACACCCGGCTACATCTCGCAGCAGTTCAAGGCAGGGAAGACGGCAGACCAGTTGCGCGAGCAGGCGAGACGGCGGGCAGAGCGGATGGAGAGCAAAGGCACGGCTCCGCCGCCGCGGCCACCGCCGATCATCCCCACCACTGCCGCGCAGATGCTGCCTAAGCCCTACGTGCCGAGTTACCGGGATGCGCCGGCAGCGCGGCCGGGAGGCAGAGTGGGGATGCTGCCAATTGCTGTGCCGGTACCACCGCTGCCATCCCTACCGCTCAGTGCCGTGCGTCTGAACTTCCGTGATGACATAGATAGTGATCCAGCCGATGAGAGCTACCCCGACGCTCAGCGCCGCAAAGAGATCGCGCTGGCCAACGAGCGGGAGCTGCGTGTGTCGGTGATGCGCAAAGACCTGGTGCCTAAACAAGAGTTGGAGAGTTGGTATAGCGGGTTGGTGGTGAAGGCGCGCGACATCCTGCTGCGCATCGGGCCGGAGCTGCGTGACAGGCTGGCTGCGTGTGTTGACCCGGTAAAGTGCGAGGGAATGGTGGATGATGAAGTGAGGAGAGCACTGACCACGCTGTGCACGGTGAGTGCGGAGAGCATAGCTCCAATGTCTATGCCCGCGGCCGTGTCAGAGTGACCGGCGAATCGTCCGCTCTCCTCTCCATCCAGCACACCATCACCACGCTCTGGGCGCCGCCCATCCGTCACAAGCTGTCTGACTGGGCAGAGAAGAACATCGTGCTAAGCAGTGAGTACAGCGCGCGTAGCAGTCAGTTGCGCCTGTATGGATGGCAGCGCGCTCTGCTTGATGCATTCACCGATCCGACCGTGGATGAGATAGTAGGGATGACAGCCGTGCAGTTATTCAAGACGCTGCTCATACAGTGCGCCATCGCCTATGTGGTCGCTGAAGACCCCGGCCCCATTCTCCTGCTCGAACCCAAAGAAGACGCCGCCATGGCGTTCAGCAAGCGGCGTCTCGGCCCTATGATCCGTGACTGTAAGTGTCTGCACGGCAAGATGTCGGAGTCACTGCACGACGGCAAATCGACACTCCTCTCTAAGAACTTCCCTGGCGGCAACCTGCTCATCGTCAGCGCGAACACTCCCACTGACGTGGCGCAGCACACTATCCGCTTTGTGTTCTGCGACGAACCGGACAAGTACCCGCGATCTGCCGGCAAAGAAGGCGATTCGATGGATCTGGCATGGGAGCGCGCCAGCACGTTCGGCTCGCGGCGCAAGCGCATCCAAGTGTGCTCGCCCACCATCGCCGGTGAGTCGCGCATCGGCAAAGCATATGAAGAGAGTGACCAGCGCCGCCCATGGGTGCCCTGCCCAGCCTGTGGCACGATGCAAGTGCTGGCGTGGGCACAGGTAAAGAACATAGATGGTGGTTCGTTCGTGGTGAACGGCGGCCGTGACGCGCGCTATGAGTGCATCAACTCTGCCTGCCTGGCGCGTTGGACAGACGTAGAGCGGTGGGCGGCGTGCGAACTGACTGAGTGGCGCGCAGACAAGCCGTTCAACGGCATCGCGGGGTTCTGGATATCGCACTTGTACACGCCGTGGAAGAAGCTCAGCGCCATTGCCAAGCACTGGCTGAGTGTGAAGGACGACCGCATGCGGCTCCAAGTGTTCGTCAACACCGTGCTGGCGGAGCAGTGGCAGGATGCCGGCGAGACACCTGACGCAGAGAAGCTCTATGCTCGCCGCGGCGCCTACCCTTATGGCGATGACATAGACGCGGTAATCCCGCAGCGCGGGTTGTTCCTCACCACTGCCGTAGACGTGCAGGACAACCCGCCGCGACTGGAAGTAGAGACTGTGGCGTGGGGGAGAGGCCGCGAGAACTGGAGCGTGGATTACCGCGTCATCCAGTGTTATGCACAGATACCGCACCTCGAACCTGACGGTACTGTCACCTACACTGACGGAGCACTGCTCCCTGTCACTGCGCATGAGCTGTGGGACAAGCTAGACTCCGACGTGTTGCAGCGCTCATGGCGGCACGAGAGCGGCCATTACCTCCCCATCTGGCTGATGGGCATAGACACCGGATCGCGCCCCAAGCCCGTCTATGAGTTTGCGCGGCGCCATGCACAGCTTGCCTACGGCCCGGCCGGTGTGAAGCTCCACGCTGTGCGCACCGTGGTGCCGGTGAAGGGTACGCCTGACCCGCTCCGCATCATCTCGTCAGTGAGCAAAGAGGACGGGGCACGCAAGCGCCAGGGCGTGCGCATTGTGGGCATCGGCACTCACTGCGCCAAGCAGGAGATATATGACCTGCTCCAGCACATCGCGCGCAAAGAGGATGGCACGCTGAGCGGGGCCGCACAGCCAGGCTGTTACCACTTCCCTATGTATGACCGGTCATACTTTGATAGCTTGACTGCGGAGGCACGGGTGGTCAAAGAGAACGGTGATGTGGTATGGGAGAAGCGTGGAGCTAGAAATGAGGCGGTCGATCTGAAAACATATTCGCGCGGCATGGCCAGTATCGCCGGCATAGACCGATTCACAGAGGCACAGTGGCTTCAGCTTGAGATGGCCGTGCGTCCGACCGGGCTGCCTGCTGTGACGCTGCCACCGCCAGCGCAGGCACAGCCGGATGGCACTGTGCAATCATCGCCACCGCCACTGTCACCACTGCAACAGTCAAACGCACGTCATGCTGCTGCCCGGCCGGTGCGTGGCAGGCGCACTGGGTTCTGACACAGCCAGATCACTTCACTACCACGCCTCCGCTCACAGAGAGCTTGCCACCGAGGGTAGATTGGGCAGCGGCGACAAGCTGCGGTGTCCAGGCCCAAGTGAACACGTCGGTGTAGGGATACCCAATCGCGGGTGACCCGTAAGTGAGCCACACTTGTACGTCGATTGTGTGGGACGCCGGTTTGAACTTCATCATTGTGATGTAGCCAGCGCTACCGCCTGACGCTCCCTTGTTGCCTGTGGTATTGATGACGTGCCCGTCGTTGGCGGTCGTCTGGATGTTGGTTGTCCAGCCCGAGTGCCCACCAAACGCCCACCAGATGTGCGGTTCCTGAACCAGAAAGTTGTCACGGAAGGTCACGCCGTCATTCGGGGCTACGTTCCCGGCGCATGTAGTGGCGTCATTGCAAAAAATGCCTACTTGCCAGTACGGTGGAGAGTTTAGCTGTGATGCGAATGTCATCACATGCCGGAATACCATCCACTGACGGGTTGGGTTGGCCGTGATGTCGGCTGCAATTACTCCGTCCACGTAGGTGCGGCTGGCTCCGCTCGTCATATCGTCTGCTACCCCAACACCAACAAACCCCAACTTCACGGTGCCGCCCGTGACAGGGACGCTGAACGTGGATGATTGCAGCGTTGATCCAAATGTAGGCGTGTAGTCGGCGGTGTCGTGATTCCCCTGCGGCCAAATCCCAGGCAGTCCCAAGGCTGTAATACGTGGAAAGTCCGTCATGAACACAGCGAAAGCTGCGTCACAGGAGGCCCCGGCAGAGGTACAAGCGGTGGTGTAGTCGCCCACGCCAGCAATAGCCTTTACATTGAACCGAGTTATCGCGGAACATGCCGTCCCGCAAGTACCGCCTGGACCTCTGGAATTGGCCCCTAGCAACCAATCTACCGCCTCCGTCCATGCCCCCGCCGTGTTCTCGGCATGGATGTCGTTGTACAGCGCCAGCGAAAATTCGTCTCCAGTCGCCGCCGTCATCGGCGTGCTCTGGGCGATTAGTGACGCTGAAATGCAAAGGAGCAATACGAGTGGCTTCATTGCGAGACCCGATGCTTGATCTTGGTGGCAGACGCGGTAGCTTGGTAGGCAACCACCGCAATATTTGGGTATGCGCTTGCGGCTGTCATGTTAATGCTGGAAAACCGAGTCGTACCAGATACAGTACTTGTAGTTGCTAAATCCATCATGCCGACAATCTGACCGGAGTTGCCAGATCCGGTAAAATTCACGGTCAATGCAATCGTGCCTGCATTACTAAGCGTCGTCCCGTTCCTGGTGTCTACCGTCCCCACAATCAGGTCCGTAGCGTTGGTAGTTGTGATAGTCAAAGTCGCGCTGGTACCAGACGCAGACCCAAACACTGTACCGGACGTGTCTACTGCGGTCGCATCAATGCCTGAGTACTCTGCCATGATGATCGTTTGCGTGTTGCTGACAGACGGCGTAACACTCACTGTATATGTCCCGGCATTGGTTCGCACCACATTTGCAGATGCCTGGGCCGATGCCATCGATACGCCCCCTGATGCGTACACCCGCACAGTGAATGTATTCGATCCGCCAGTGGCATTGTCGGTGACAGTGTAGCTGCCGCTGAAGTTTGTGCTTGCCTGTAACCCGAGGATGATTGAGTTACCCACAGTTGGCGGGTTTGGCAGTGAGCAGGTTAGGGCCGTTGTACTCGCCGCCCCCTTCAGGCATATGGCGGTTTGACCGGATACGCGGGCTGGAGTGGCAAATGCCGAGGACGCCGTAAATATTGTGAGTAGCAGTAATAGTTTTCGCATGTTAGTTGATCGTGTAGGTAATTGCGACGTTGTACCAAGTCTGCGCCGCGTCCGCCGCCGCTGCCGATACAAATAGCACCGACCCTGCGGCGAGCGTCGTGGTGCCGATGGATATCGTGGAGCTACTCGTATTCCCGTTGATGCAGGTCGCGCTCGTGGTGGTCATCGCGCACGCCTTGCCGGATGCCGTCGCAAGACTGTTCGTTGTGCCGAAAATATTATTCGTGGTCGCTCCGCCAGAGACGGTGCCAATCCCGATCTGCACGGAGCCGGTCCCGGTGTAGGTCGGTTGCGCTGCCGTACCGTTGAGCGTCTGCGTTCCACCCATCACAGCGACTTCCACGATGGTGGAGGCTGCGGGGATGAAGCAGTGACCGGAGAACTGCGCTGCCGTGAGAGCCGTGGCGGATTGTGAATCGTTGTCGATGATGCAGGTGCGCCGCGTGTTGACAACCGCCATCTTGGAAGACCCTACAGCGTTTGCCGCGATGGTTACGGCATTGCTCCCGCTCGTGGTCACATCCCCGCTAAGTTCTGCCGCCGTCATTGCCGATGAGTTGCCACGCACCAGTCCGGTCAGCGTGCTGGCCGTTCCCGTCCCGCCATTCGCCACGGGCAGCGTACCACTAACATCGGCAGTCAAGCTCACCGCGCTAAACGTCGGATCGCCCGCCGCCGCGCCGTGCAGCACCTGCGTGCTCGTGCCCAGCCCGACCGCAGCCGGGGTGCTGGCCCCATTGCCGACGTAGAGAGCGTGCGCCGTGAGGGTGGCAAGCGAGGTCCCCCCATTCGCCACCGATACCGGGCCGGTGATCGCGCCGGTTGACCCGAAGACGCTGGTGACCGGTGCGCCGGGTATCCATGCCGCAATGTTAGTGCTCGTGATCGTGGGTGCGCCAGTTGTCGTGCTCCATGTCGCCTGGATGTCGAGAACCTTGGTAGCTGTGGTGTCCATCGTCCAGGTTGAGGCCGTTTGCATCGGTGCTTCACCTGGGGTTAAGGTCGTACCTGTGCCTTCAAACGTGCAGTTCGCAATCTGCGTACCAGACGCGCCCGCCGTTCGCGTGGTCAGTCCGCAAACCAATCTCCAGGTGCCATTCGTGACGCCCGCGATCTGGACTACCGCTCCTGTGGTGATGCGGACGCTCCCGCCGATCAGCAAGTCAATCGTCAAACTGGCAGGTGTCGCCGGAGTTGAATAGTATCCCTCTGCAAATACCTGCATGAATTGCCCCGCCGTGAAGGTGTTGGCCGCAATCGTCGTGCTGCCAGTCACCGCTCCGATCAGCGTGGTTGCCGATGTCGCCGTCACTGTGGCGGATGCTGTGGTGCTGAATAGGGATGCGCCCGCCGCAGAGCCGCTCGATCCGCATCCCGCACCTGCCGTGCCCAGTTTGTATTTCGTGCCGCTCACCACCCAGTTTGCGCAATCCCCGTTTGCCGGGGTCGCTGTGGTCTGCGGGATATCGGCAGTTGCTGAGGCTTGCCCTGCGGTGAGCATGTCGCGCGTGGAGTCGTACCCGATAGCGCCGTTGGCCGATGTGGTGACGGATGCTTTGACGGGAACCTTGAGCGCGTTGCTGCCGGTCGCCGCGCTGATGTCGATGGTCTGCGCGGATGTGCCGGTGTTGGCCGCGTTGGTCGCCATCGCATTGGTAACCTGCGCCGCCGTGTAATCTGCGCTTGCCGCCACTACCGCGCCGGTGCGTGTGAAGACGCTCGTAACGCCACCCGTTGCAGCCTGGAATGTTGGATCAGCACTCGCTCCGTTGCTGGTGAGGACTTGGCCTGCCGTACCTGCCGCCGTCGCGGTTGGTGCCGATGCGCCTGCTCCAACCACCACGCCGTGAGACGTGAGAGTGGAGGGAATGCCGAGGCCGTTGATGCTGGTCGCCGTGGCCGCACCAAGCGCGGGCGTCACAAATGTAGGTGAAGTCACCCGCGCAAAGTTCCCTGTTCCTGAGAACCCCACATAGCTCACGGTGTTGATATTCGACGCATCTGTTCCCAACATGACGCCGGTAGCCGACGCCGATGGCAGCACCATCGTGTAACTGGTGACTGAAGACGGCGCGTGAATCGTCACCGCCGTGGTGCCTGCGGATGGCGCGGTGCCCTGCGTGAGCTGAAGCGCGCCCGCCGCACTGCCGCCCACGCCGGTGCTCACCGTTCCAGGCGTGCTGAGATTCCCACTGCTGTCCAGCGTAGCCGTGGCGGATGGCGTCTGAATGACCGTGGTCCCGCCGCTGGTAACCAGCGCCGTAGATGTCATCGTGCCTGTGGTAGTGACCGTGCCTGCGCCTGCCGGCGTTGCCCACGCCCCATCCCCGCGCCAGAACGTGCTGCTCGATGCGCTAGTCCCGCTGTTCAGGTTAGTAACAGGCAGATTGCCGGTAACTCCCGTGCTAAGTGGCAGCCCAGTGGCATTAGTCAGCACACCACTCGCGGGCGTGCCGAGTAGTGGTGCTGCGAATGTTGGTGACGCCCCACTCGCACGTACAAACGCCCCGCTTCCTGTCGTAGACGCAATGGTTGGTGACGGATAAGTGCCGGTCAGATCCCCGCCCGCCGCCGTGTTGTTGGCCAGCACGCTTCTCGTCCCACTCCCGTCATAGAACTGCATCACACCGCTTAGATTCCAGAAGTCACCGCTGGCCGGGCTGGTTGGTGCCACACCGGATGGGATGTTGAACGACGGCACGCTTGTGGTGCCAGCCGCAAACGTAACATTGCCAGGCATTAGCAGATTAGTGGGGAGTGACAGCGTGCACGTGCCGCTCGTACTAATCACACAGGAACTAACTGTGATCTGCCGCGTGGTGCCAAGCAGCGTGATGCTGGTCACCGTGCCTGTGCCTGTGACCGTGTTCCATTGCGTGTTGAAGTTCGTCCCGTCTATCTTTGCCAGCACCTGCCCGGTCGTACCGCCAGTAGGCACGCCCTGCGCCACCGCTCCGACACAATCCAGCTTACCTGTGATCGGGTTGATGGGTTGGGTGCCGCACTGCGCCATGGCACCAGCCACGCACACCGCCGCTAACACTGTTATTCTGATGAGTTGTTTCATAGTGGTTCGCATGTTATTGGCTCGCAATCGTGGTGCTGCTCGCATTGCTGCATTTCTGCCCCAACCCCTGGTTACCACCCAACCACACGCTCGCTGTCACATTCGTGCCGGTGTAGAGCAGTCGTTTCACTGCCCACTCAGCCACTGTCTGCCGCGGCGCCGTGGTAGTGAACACCACTGTCCCTGCCAGCGTGCCAAACCCCGTGCTGTCTATCGGTATGCTGAACGTGTTGGCATCCACCACGGTCGCCACCCAGGCCGCGTTAATCCCCGTCCATCCTGTCCCGGTAGCACCGCTCACCGCCACCTCCGGCAGCGTGAGCAGCGTAAACCCATGCCCGGTGCTGGTGCACACGGCCGGTGACGCCTTGGTGCAACTCGCTATCGCCACCGCCGCCGTACGCGGATTGCTGACAGTCGGCCTACTGTTTGCCCAACAGATAGCGGTGGTAAGGTTGCTCCCGTTCACCACATACACACTCTGCATAGCCAGCCCACTCGGCGGGCCGTCACTCTGATTCACCGATTGCTGCGCCACCGCCATTACTGTGCAACTTATCAGTGTCAATAGCACCAGCAGGTGCCTATATGTCAATAGCTTGTTCATAGGATTGGTCACTCCATTAGAGTATAATTCACATTGTACAGTGCACTTCTCGGTGACTCATGGCCTTCACACAGACACAACTCGATGCGCTTGACGCGGCGATAGCATCCGGGGCACGGGAAGTGAGGTTTCAGGACCGCACAGTGGTGTACCAAAGCCTGGCTGCTATGCTCCAGGCGCGCACCCTGCTCTATTCCTCGCTCAACCCAGCAGGCAGCGCTAAGCCCATCCGTCAGATCCGCATGTATGGAGATAGCGGGCTATAACCATGGCACTGATCACTGACACAGCACTACCGGCGCCGCCCACCATCACAATTGACCTGCACTCCGCTCTCCGCTCCACGCTGCGCGCCTGGCTGGCATCGCGCGACGAACTGCTCTGGGTCGTGTGCAGCGGCACCGACGCTGACAACCCGCTCGAATCGCTCGATACTGATGATTTGAAGCTCGCAGCAGGCCAAATGAACCGCCTGCGCGACGTGGCACGCCACTTTGCACTCCAAATCGCAGGCAAAGAGCGTGGAATTGCTGCCGTGCTGAGTGACGCGATAGCTGACTTGCTCGTGTCCGAATCGCCTAAGTTTCTGCTCACATCGGGCGTGGAAGGGTCGTTTTGACCGATATGACCGCGTGTAGGTCCTAATCATGGCATCCATCCGCTCAATTCGAGACTTATACAGTGCCGGTCGCGCCGGGCGCACCGCTGCTACAGTGCAGCAGTCCGCTACCGCTGTCGTGCTGCCGCCATCTGTGAACAAGCAGGCTGCATCAGGCACGCCTTACCATGCAGCTAGTTCATCGCGCCGCACCATCGGCTGGAACCCTACATTTACAGGCCCTACCACTGCGCTCACTGGCACTCTCGACCTGATGCGTGCCCGTTCCCGCGATGAGATACGCAACAACCCATGGGCAGCGAGTGCAGTAGACAATTTTGAGTCACAGATCATTGGCAAGGGGATATGGCCGCGATGGACATTGCCCGATCCGCGTCTCAAACTCCTCATTGAGCAGAAGTTCCGGCGCTGGGCGAACAAGAATAACTTTGCGGCGCTCCAAGCCACTGCCGCCCGCGAGATATTCGAGGGTGGAGAGGTGTTTTGTCGGCGCCACATCCGGCCGGCGAGCTGGGGCCTGGCTGTGCCGCTGGAACTGCAACTTATCGAGGGAGAGCAGGTCCCTGTCTTCCTCAACACCGTGAATGGTGGCCAGCCCGGCACGCCGCTGTCAAATAGCATCCGCACAGGCAAAGAATACGACCAGTACAACCGTCTGGTTGCCTATCACATGTACCGCGAGCATCCAGGTGAGAGTATGTTCTTCCCCACGCAGGGGCTGACCTACATGCGTGTGCCTGCTGATGACGTGCTGCACGTGTTCAAACCGTCCCGCGCCGGCCTGCTCCGCGGTGTACCGCATCTGTCTGCCGTCATGGCCACTCTGCACGAACTGGGCAAGTACACTGACGCGGCGGTGGTCAAAAAGCAGATCCAAACCATGTTCGCCGGCTTCATCACCAAGGTAGATGCGGCCAACGACATCATCCCTCCCGACACCAACAGCACTGATCTGACCGCTGTAG